CAGCTTGCGGGTACATCCCTATGGCTGCATCAATTTCTTCTTGGGTGGCCGGAGGCGAGTCGGATAGCGAGTTTGGATCTATGCCAATTTGTCTGTAGAACTCATTCTGCGCCTCTTCTTCAGTCATGCCCAAGTCGCCACCCTCAAGATTGGGTAGGTCTTTAATAACGTCTTGGATTCCGTCGGTTGTACCATCATCCGTAGCTTCAGGTTCAACCGGAGGCGGCGCGGGAGGTTCAACCGGAGTGGTCGTTCCGCCATTTATCTGGTTAATCAAATCCTGAATATCGTCGGTTGTGCCATCTTCTACTGCCGGTGGCTGCTCCGGGATAATCGGTGTTTCCGGCTCTTCTGGAACAAGAGGCTGTTCTGGAGCGGGAGGCTCTTCGATTGGTAACTGAGGGCGGTAATCTTCAGGATCCCCAAGATTATTAGCGGTCATGTAATCGGAGAACATTCTCCAACCAGCCTCCGGGCCAAAGTTTCCAGTAAAGTAATCGCGGATGGCGCTGTAATCCGGGGGAGGTTCTTGCGTAGGCTCAGACTCTTCCTGCGTTGGTTGCTCAACGGGCGGCTGTTCCGGCACGGGCGGCTGGGTGGTTCCACCGCCAGTTTGACCCGCAGTTGCTTCGCTAGTATCGGTCGTGGTGTTATCTGTTCCTTGAAACTGTTGACCACTTCCATCGCTTACAGATTCGCCTTTAACCAAATTGGTCAAATGATAGGTGTCCGCATCTCCGCCAAATTGTGCATACGTTTTATAATCGGGGAATTCTGATGCTTGCGGGTCGTTTATAAACTGTTGATAACCCTTGTTGAATTTATCAAAGTCGCCATTGCTTTGCAAATAACCGGCAAAAGCATCTTTCGGGTCGATATAATAATCACCAAAAAGTATTGATCTATAAAACGCAGAGGATTTATATTTGTTATATTCGTCGGCTGTTTTCGCTCCTATGTTTGCGGCATCTTGTTTTTCCCCTGGGCTATTAAACCCAGATTTAAACGCGTCTTCATGAATGGCTTTATTTGCCTCCCATTCTTGGGGAGATCCAAAGTAATTCGTTTGCCGTGCTGTGGCGAATGCTTCTGGGTCTGACCAACCCCAATTATTGGCATATGCCGCAAACTCTGTGGGCGTCGGAAATTCACGGCCATAATTCTTGCCGTATAAAACTATATCCTTACCAAGTATCCCATTGTCATACAAAAACTTTGCGTATCTATATTCGGCGGGGTTGTTATATCCAGACGCTTCAGCGCCAACAACTTCAGCATTGTCTTTATAGCCCGCTTGATAGGCTTGTGCATTTCCTTGGAACTTGTCAAAGGTTTGTGTGTCAGGAAATATTCCCTGATCAACCAAATCCTGTTTGTAGGCATTAATCCCCGGAGGGTTTATATATTTCCCGTTTTCCCAAGATCCGGTTGTGTATTCTGAATATGTTTCTAAATCCGGCCATACGGTTTCGCCGCTTTTAATATCGTAATATTTATCTCTACTTACACCATAATTTTTTGCTTCAATATAATCATCTACGTTGTCAAAGTTCTGGGCTTTTGCTTGAGTAGGAGCATCAGTGCGCAAATAATCTTCTAGATTATCAATATTTAAATCTTGCGCTCTTTTGTAGTCAGAATAACTGGGAACCCCGTGTTCGGGATCTTTTGGCAAGAAGTCGTATCTTTTTTGGGCATCTTGGAAGGTATCCAGATCTGGATAACCCGCAGATTTGGCTTCATCTTTTGCTTGTTGGTATGCGTTGTAAGAATAATGCCCATAGCTTTGGGCTTCTTTCATGTCGGCAATGTTTTTTTCTGCATCACCATCAATAAAGCCATGATCTCTGGCAATAAGAAGTTCTGCGTATTGGTTAGGATCTTCAACCTTATACCAAGACGCTTTTTCTTTGTCTGCTTGGCTATTCCATCCAGCTTCCTTTGCCACGGAATCTTGAATGCCGTATTCTTTCCACTCGTCTGGCGAATATCTTCCAACTTTTTCTGCTTCAACTCTTTGAGCCTCATCGGCCCAGCCATCCTTCATTGCTAAATAATCGGCTCTTGAATTTGCACCTATAACAGCGGCGTCTTCTTGCTGTTGGGCGCTGTCCCAGCCAGCCTTAATAGCCAGGGCATCGTCTTCTTTATAGCCGCCCTGCGCAGCTTTATCCGCCGAATTAGCGTAGCCATCCTTCATGGCAAGATAATCAGCTTTTGTTTTTGCGCCTATATCAATAGCATCTATTAACTGCTCAATGTTATCCCATCCGCCATCCTTTGCAGATTTTTGAATATTGTCGGTGGCATTTTTTACCAGATCATCTGCGGATGAAGATAAACCCTTCTCAAGGAGATTTGACTCTTGTGCGCCAAGTTTATATCCCATCTTGTCAAAGATGGCCGTAATACTTTGTTTGTTATACCCCTCTTTTAGTTCTGGCAAAAACCCATAAAGAGAATTGGTTATTTGCTTAATGTCGCCGGTTTTAATTGCATTAACAACGTTTGCGGCTTTACCGGCATAGGCAAGATCTTTATTTTCTGCAATATTGCCAACAGCAACGGCAAGGGCTGAAATGTCTCCCCTTTGGATGGCATTATTGATGGCAATGAGTTGTGTTGCTTTTGAGAACTCAGGCGGCAATCCCATTCCGCTCATCCCGCTGAGAGCGGTCAATGCGCCAATTGGATTGTCATTCTTAATGGCATTTGCAAGTTGCAAGCCGTTGTGAACGTTTTTTGCAGTAGCGGCAATACTTGGATCTACGCCCGGAGTATTGCCAACAGCACCAGCAGCACCCATTGCCGCACCAAGCCAATCGCCCTCAACGGCGCTTATCCCGGCAGAAAAGGCATAAAGTGCTGGATTACCTGTAACAAGAGCGGCAAGTTTTACAACGGAGCCAAAGTTATCCGCTACCTTATCGAAGATGTTATTGCTCTTCTCAGGAGGTGGCGGGGTATAGTATGGAGTAGACCCGTCGTAATCTGTGAAGGTGGGTACAAAAATATTACCAAATCCGGTATTTATATACTGCCCACCAGAAGCACGCTGGCCTGATGGCGGTACACTTATAAAACCGTTGCTGCCCGTTTTATATACAACAGATCCGTCACTTCTTGTGGCAAGCCCAGAAATACCACCTATCTTAGAGGTGGGGAATGTTTTGATATCTTTATGACTTATTGGCGGGTTATAGCCGGGGATAACATATCCTCTGGCATTGGGCAAAGTTTGGTTGTCCCAAATTTTTCCGGCGTCAGATAAATCTACATATGTTGCATCAAGAGCAAATTTATTTAAATTGTCTTTATTTGTAAACCATGGGCTTAAATATGTTGTCCCGTTACTTGCATTCAAACCTTGATTTACAAAACTCTCGGGTATGAATGTCATAGGGCCATATTGCGTACTAAACGTGTACGCATAGGAATTATTTATATATGATTCCTTTGATTTGTTTGATGTTAAGCCGTAGTCAACAACATGAGAATTCCAAAAACTTCCGTTTTTAATTGCGTTTTGAACAAACTTTGACTGCGGATTTGTGGGTGCAGGCGTGGAAGAAGACGCAGTTGAAGCGGGTGCAGGCGCTGTAATTTTGCTGGCAATGTCATCAAAAAAGCTCATATTCCGTCCTTAATATAGAGCCGACACAAACGTGGCAGTGATAATTACCGACGGAGACACCGGATGCGTGGGGGATACACCCGCAGGATAGGTGGCGCAGACCGTGTTACCGGTGTTAGAAGCAAACAAAAGCTGGATGTAATCCCCGGCGTTGCATTCTTGCACCAAGTTCCAGGAAATAATTGCCGTCCCGGGATTGCCGCCATGAATGGCGGGAACGGTTGCAATACCAGCACTGTAAGGAATGTCAGAGCCGTTTAAACGCCACCACAGGGTCACGTTGTCGATTGTGTTGTCATAGGTCAGCATCTGAACGCTGAACTGGATGTTATAGATACCATCCGTGTCAAAGACGATCTTGGTCTTGTCTGTAGCGTCAAGCGCCACACCGTTGCTGGTGGTTGTCTCCAGCACGGTTAACGCCGTGGCAACTGAAGAGGATGCTAGGCTTTGTGCCTCAGTAACATCCGCTCCAGAAGAATGCGACGATGCGGTAGAGCCATACGCCCCCCGGGTAATCCCGGTGAAGGATGTTGCCGTCTTCCCGGTGTACTTAATGATTTCGGAACCAATGATGATGGCCCCGGAAGTTAGGGCAAATCCTGACGTATCGCCTACATCGATTGGGGTGGTAGATACGTTGCTAATCCCGGTGGTTAGGGTTGTATTACCGTCCTGAAAGAACGCCCCGTTTGGGAACTGCAATATCGACCCAATCGCCCCAGTCTGCGTTTCTAGTTGCGAAACGATCTTATTAAGCTGATTGAAGTACAGGCGAAGGACGTTATTGAACTGCTCAAAATAGAATGAGTTGTATTCTTTTGTCGGCACCGGCAGGTTGGGCGGAACAACCTGACTCAGTAAGTCTTCAGTGGTAACTATGTATGTCACGAGTTACCCCTCCGTCCATCTTGCTTGATGTCGATACGGGGTGCTCCAAGTTGCCACTGCAAACCAATTTGATTACCCTGAACTTTAAACACCATCTGGCGACCGCGCACCCGGACATAGACCTGCCCAGTAAACTCCTCTACCGGCGTGGTTGTAATACGGCTGATGGTGGCGTAGTTAACTCCACCCTCGGAAAGTGGGTCGTTGTACCCAGATCCTGAGTTTGCCAGAGGAATGAGCGTCATGGTTACCTGCGGGGTTAGATCCCCCGTGGATCCCCGGAAGGTCAAGTCGGGAAGGATACGCCATACAAAACCAAAGTTATGGCCGTCTTCAATGTCAAACTCCGAGGACGCAATATACGAATCAAACGCAGTGGGTGTCCCATTGATGTTGTCGTCATTACCCTGCTCATGGAAAACAAGGTTGTTTTCATAGGTGGCGGCAAGGGGGGAGTCCAGAACGCCAGAATCAAGCCACGCTGTCCGAGCCATCGTCCCGTAGTACCAGATGTCTTCAAAGTAGTTATAGATAACGTACTTATCTATCGCCGTGGAGTTTTGAGAGCAATAGAACCACCAGACTTCATTGAAGCCCTCATTGGTTCCGCTACACACCTGAATACCCTCTTGGAGGTTGATGTTGCTGTAAATGTATTGGCGCAGATCGCAACGCAAGGTCTGAACCCGTCCATCGTATTTGTAGAACTTGTCCTTACCCATCCAGTACACAACACCGGAGGCTTGAGAAACTGCGTTTGGGCCAATAATAGAAATGTTGTTACCAAGAAGTTGGGATCCCCAGACAGCTGGGGCACCCAGGTATTGCAATGAATAAACAGCAGAGTCGGTAAGGGTAACGATTTCTTGTCGAGTCTGAATTGCTGTAATGATTTCGGAGCCATCTGAAAGACGAATACTGCCAGCCTGATTGGTTGCAGAAGGCGTCCAATCAGTTACAGATTCCTGATCTGCCCATCGAATTAACATGGGATCCTGAACAGTTGATCCGTAGTCATTTGACCCGAAAGCAAAAACAAACCTATTAATATCTGAGATAAAAATGAAACTTTGGACTGTTGGAACTCCAGTTGCTCCAGCCATACTTGTAACTGGATATCCCCTGGTAGAGATATAGTGAGTTCCAGACTGTGACCCTGTTGTAGTGATTGGCGAACCACCCGCCGTCGTTGCCAGGTTAAACGTAGAGCCAGATACGTTTACAGCGTAATATTTTACACCTGGAGTAACGCCCGTAGGCAATGCTCCCGTGGTGTTGAGCATGATGATGCTCCCATTTGATATAGAGACGGCGGCTGTAAATACTCCGGGACTTGCAATCGTTACAGTTACAGTCTGTGGGGTTATGCTTAGATTGGCGTTCCAGTAATACATAGCCCCGCCACTAATGGCGAAGATCAAATCCTGACCAAAGTTGGACTGACTCCACATCCGCATAGTTTTAGTGGAAGACGTTCCATTGCCCCAAGTTCCAGATCCCCACGGCCCAGCCCCCCAGCCGTTTAAAGGCACAGAAGAAGATGCGCCAGTTGGGAGTTCATACAAGGCATAAACAGTTCCGCCGCCAGTGGTGGATGAGGAAGCCGTACCGGTAACGGTTATGGTGTACGTTGTTGCAGTGGGCGCAGTCTTAATCTCATACTCGCCATAAATGGTTACTCCACCAACCGTTACAGATGGATTAAAAATAACATAGTTGCCAACCGTTCCACCGGCAGGGTCAGTCACAGTCACCGTTGTGGTCGTGCCTGTATTGGTTCCGGTGTTGGTTGTAAACGGGTTTGTTAATGTGTTGGTTGTGACGATGGGAGTAATGTCATAGTACACACTCGATGTGAATATGTAGAACTTAACATTCGTTCCAACCCCGACCATATTTAGCGCCGCAAGGGTAACCCAGTTCCACAAAGAACGGCAAATGCCCAGGAACGTGGTGGTGGATGCACGCACCCAGCCACCAATCTTCTCCGGTGTTCCTGCGCGGAAACGAACCTTCTCCGACTCATACCAGCCGCCCACAACCTCAGTTGCTGCGTTTACAGAACCGATGGATTCGGAAGCATAACGGGTGTTCTCTCTGTTTACACCTGGACGGAATAGGATTTTTTTCAGCGGCATTTTGTTTCCTACGACATGAACAGGGCATGCTCGTCGCGCCGACGGTTTTGTAACCCTTTTAGTATTTTGCCACCAGCCATGCAGTACTTCAATAGTTCCTGTCCTGCGCCCTCTTTGTCGCCCCGATTGAGCTTCTGACGAAGCGTCGAACGCTGGAGTGTTCCCAGACCGACGTTAAAACTGAAAGACACAAGAGCGTCAAACATGCCTTGTGTAAGAGGGGCAGTGATGTAGGTGTGAACCCCTCGCTCAAAACGAGCCAGATCTGCGCGAAGTATTCCATCGATCTCGTCCATTTCAAAGGTTCTGAAGTCCTCGATCTTGAGGGCAAAGCCATCCCTCTGGTCAATCGGCAACTTACCCTGCTCCGGGTAAAGCACATGACCAACGCCAACCGTCCAAAGTTTGGCTGGGCATTTGTAAGGCTTTTGTCTTACACCTTCATGGTGTTTGATCATAGCCACGGCTTTGGGGCTTACATTCATTTGCCAAACGCCCGACCGCCAAAGTGGAACGCAATGATGCTGGCAAACAACGCCTGGGTCTCGTCATCCCATAGCTGATCGGCCATATCTTGGAACCCAACACCGGTGCTTAGGCCGTGGTAGACCAGGGCGCAGTCAATACCCACCAGCAGGAGGAAAAAGCCATATGTAATGGCGGGGCGGACACTGGCCCTGAAGTTTTTCATCCACTGGCTGGTTCCCTCGTTTAAAGCAGTATCGTGGGCGTAGATGGCCTGCACCTCAGCCTGCTGGGCGGCAATTAGGGACACCTTCTCATTGGACTTGGTTTCGATCTCCAACTGCTGGGTATGGATGTTTTCGACCCGCTCTTGGGCCTCAAACCCCAGTTTGCGCATTTCGATCTCCCTGGCAATCTGCATCTGGGCCAGTTCCAGCTCATGCTTCTTGTCTGACCGGTCTTGGAAGAAGTCCAGAATCTTGGGCAAGCCGCCCATCAGGAAGGATATTAGGGTAGAGAATAGTGTCAGCATTAGTAACTCTTTTTGGTTAACATTGATGAAGCAATACCTAGCAGGGCTTGTACGTCCTCTAGGCTCTCAGGTCGATCTTTGAACCCGACGGTAATCTGGCCGATGAAGCGTGTTGCGTCCGGTGGCACAGAGATTCGACAGCCAAAGGTGACGCCGACCTCGACGTACCACAGCCCGATTTCGCTTTGTGGCTTGTGGTAATCGCCGCATGGCGTTTCTCCCGCCATAAGTTTGACAACGTCTGCGTTATTGTTGGGATTCTGGGTAAAGAGACCGACATCGATGCCCTCCATGCGCTTATCGCGCCCTTCCTTTGTATACGCCCGGTACAAGATCCGGGTACCAAACAACGGGTTGACCTTGAAGATGGTTACGGTCTGTGCCCCGCCATACTTTAGCAAGACAGCCGCCGCATCATCCACACGCGCCTCATTGATACTCGGCAACTTCTGGCTTTCCTTATAGGCACCCACCAACAATTCTTGGTTTGAATAGAAAAACCAGGCCGAAAAACCAAACAGGAACATGACGATAAGTGCCACGAGTTTGAACGGGCTATCCACATAAGATAGAACCCGATCAAGAACACCTAGCGCCCTGTCCTGCTTGGCGCTCACTTTCTGTCTCCAATTTTGTTTAAAAGATCAAATAACGTCTTAATCTTTTCCTCAAGAACAGCAACACGCAGATCAAGTTTTGCCAGCACAATGATGAGACCTATTAAAGCCAGCAACATCGGCCACCCCTTTGCAAGCATGTCAAATAGATCCATTGCGCTTAGTCCAATGTTTAAACGTTTTCGGCCTGCAATTTGATTAGTTTAGCCTCAAGGATTTGATTCTGTTTTATTAACTCGTCAATTCTTTGAAGTGGGTGAATGATCGGGTAATAATTACCAGGATCGAATGTTTCCATGGTTTGATATGCTGGCAGCATTGAAGGATCAATGATGGTCTGAGCATCGTTCATATCCCTGATCGCATGGATGCAGAACGCCACCGTATCGTCTTCCAAAGCAACCAATTCATGGATAACATCTGCCTTGATAAAAATTTGGTGCGGCGCAACAAATTCTGTTGTGGTTCCAAGTGCTGTTAGCTGAAGGCGTCCTTTTGCCAAAAGCGTCACATGGTCAAAACAATGGCTGTGTCCCTGCTCCATATCTCCGGCTTTTTTGAAATGCATTTGCCGAGAGAAAACATTGGCAACGCAGGTAATATGGACTTCCGGTGTGTCTGGCGTATTCATTTTTATCCAATCGTGGTTACAGGGTTAGAGGGAAGCATATTGGTCGCCCATCTTTGCGCAACATCGTCCCAGAAATAATCCTTTCCGTCATCAGGATATGGAACAGGGGCAACCCAAGAACAAATGCTGTCATCCCAAACCCATGACGAATACGGTTTGGGCGGCGCAAAACCTCCATTAGGATCGGCTGCGGTTGTAGCCACATATATATACCCAACCCCAGCATATCTAACACGGAAGTTGGAGTTATACGAAGTCTGCGCCCAAATATTGCCAGGCAATATAGAATTTAAAAACGCAATTCCAACTGATTCGCTTTCCGGGAACGGAAGATTATTGATGTCATCATTTGAGACAACCACAACATTTGTGACTATATTATTTTCATCAAGCTGTGCAAAATGTGCCATGTTAGTTCACCGTAAAGGTTCCAGATGATGTAAACGTATGGATGTAATATGTGCCGTCGTTGGTTTGGGTGCCCCCGCTGCATCTACTACTTCCATATGACATAAGATAGCGAATAATTACAACGCCGGATCCACCAGACCCACCTGATAAATTAGTACCACTGCTACTAGCAAAATAGACTGCACCACCACCGCCACCATAATTAGCAGTCCCGTTAGAACCATTGGTTGTTTTTTGGGCCGCTCCACCACCTGAACTGGCCGTTCCTTGTGCATTTATACCCGAGCCTCCACCGCCGCCTGCTCTTGATGTTCCAGTAATTGTGTCTGATGTTCCAGCGCCTCCGTTGCCACCATTGCCTGGAAAAACAGCATTCGCACCTACTCCGCCAGCTCCTCCGCCGCCACCACCAGATTGGTAATAGTAGCCATACTTGCCAGATTGGGTATAGCCATTTCCACCATTATTTCCGCCTGTAGTTCCTGCTGCACCTGATGTGGTAAAAGCTCCGCCTCCCCCAGACCCTCCAGAAGAACCCGCAGTGAAATTACCTCCGCCATAACCACCTCCGGTGGACGTAAGAGAATTAAATGATGAGTTTGAGCCATTACTACCAATAACGGCTGGATTTGTTCCGCCAGATCCCCCGCCACCAACAGTAACCGTATAAGAACCGGCCACAAGCAAATTGGCACTGGAATACCTAAGAGCACCAGCACCACCACCTCCAGCAGCACTTCTCCCGCCGCCACCTCCGCCAGCAATCACAACATAATCCACATAAAGAGGGGGATAACCACTGCCAAAACCAAAGGCAAATGCTGAAGTCCGTCCTCTAGATCCAAGTCTTGGCATAAGTACTCCTTATGCAAACTTCGTTTGAGAAGCCAGCACGGTAAAAGTTGCGGAGGCAGTTTTGATGACAGAGTACACATAAACATCAAGTGAGCTTGCATTACCGGCTGTTGGGGCGGAACCACCCTGCCATTTAGGCGTTACCGAGCTTCCATCAACTTGCACTGCACTGTTGTAATATGCGGTTGATCCATTTTGGCTAAGAAAAACAACAGTCATCACTTGATTTGTTGACATGATGCTGTTTAGGGAATTGGAACCGTTACCACGCAAGTTAATAGTAAAGTTTGCAGACGCATTGGTTGTGTAATACAAAACAGTTTGCGTCATAACATCATAGTTAATGGTTCCGGTTGCCGCAGTGGCACTAATTGTCCCCGCTTCAAATGCCGCCCCTGTAAAGCTGCTAAGGCCGCTAACCGTTAGTGTTGCAACTGTTGCTGCCGTTAGATTTAAACTGGAAGACCACTGCGGGGCGGTTCCTGACGAGGTCAAGACAGAGTTAGCGGCACCAATACCTAGCTTGCTTAACGCAGTGCCCGCAGAGTAGTACGGCAAATCGCCAGCCGTAAAGGACGTTAGTCCCGTGCCTCCATAGGCGGTTGTCAGCTGGTTTGTCAGGTTCAACGTATTAGCCGTCAACGTAGTGCCGTTAAACGTCAGGTTCGCAGAATCCACCAACAGACCACCAGCGGAAGCATAGGTAACCCTGCCGCTAGTCAGACCGGAATCGGTTACGGATGTGAATACGCCAGCACCACCCTGGTTTGAGACCTTAACAAAGTCAGATCCATTCCAAGCAATCGTCACATACTCCCCGGCCTGAATAGTTACTCCGGTTGTCGGGCCAACGCCAACAACCTGGACGGAATAGCCGCCTGTCGTCGCATTAATTACCGTGTAAACCTTTGACTGCGCTGGGGCGGTGACGGTTCTGACAGCTGTCCTGGCACCTGTAAACCGCAAAATAGCCTGTCGAGCCTCGTTTGACGCCAGAGTTGTGGTTGTAAGAGTTACGTCAGCATCTGAACTGATCGTGGTTGTACCAGCAATTGCAGTATCCAGAAGGGATGTAATCTGGTTGTTGACCGTATCGCCCCAAGTGCCGGTAAGTTCACCAGTAACCGGTAGCGCTAGGCCAAGTAGAGAGGTTGCTGCTGTCGTCATGTCGAAGCCCTTTACGAAGTATTAATATTTTGCCACCCCGGGGTCTGATTGTCATCTACATCATTCCACCCCGGGTTTTGGGTGCCAGATATAGCATTCCAGCCAGGAGATTGAACGCTCCCAACAGATGACCAGCCAGCGGATTGCAGGTTGTTAATGTCGCCCCAGTTCGGAGTTTGTTCGTCGTCAATAATCACCCACGGGAGATAACCAATCGACGAATCACTGGCGGTGGCGTATTCAAAAATGAAAGCCGTACCCTGGTATAGGGAGCTATCAATGTCTGATATCTGTCCCGTTTCATCTACATGGGCAGAAAAAACAAGCCCCCCCGATGCAAGGTCTGAGATGGTGACCAGCTCAGTAATAGATACCAAAATAAAATTTATGGCTTCTATCAGATCTGCGCCCGTTGCCGCCTCATCAATAACGGAGTTGAATAATGCCAGCGCTGACGGCGCGTCGGTTATGGTTGCCGCCTCAGAAACGGCAATTTGGAATGTGGCTGTAGCTGACGGCGCATCAGTTATGGTTGTTGTTTCAGCAATAGCGGGTTGGAATGTGGCTATGGCTAAAGGTTCATCAGTTATAGTTGATGTTTCTGCAACGGTAGGCTTGAACGTACCAACGGCAGAAGTTTCATCCGTGCCAGTTGCAGTATCGGCAATCGAGGTAGCAAACGTGGCACTGGAGGAAACTGCGTCAGAAGCTGTTGAATTCTCATCAATAGCGGGTAGGAACGTTCCAGCAACAGACACGGCATCCGTACCGGTCGAGGTTTCAGCGACGGCAGGATTAAAAGTACCCAGCACATCCACGGCGTCCGTACCAGTCGAGGTTTCAGCTACGGCAGTTAGAAAGGTAGCCGAGGCATTTACCGTATCCGTACCAGTTGCTGTTTCTACGGCTGCGCCATTGAATACACCTAGCGTCGAAAGAAGGTCAGTTCCGGTAGCGGTTTCACTAATTGTGCTACTGTAAGTAGTAGACATGGCAAGAACAATAACGATCAAGCCTTGTCCGCCCACGCCGCCGACTTGG